CGTTACAGTATCGTAGAAGGCTTCATCGCCTACCTTGTAGCCAGACTTAGCAGCTTTCTCTTTACGAGCGTAGCGTTCAGCGTGGCGCTTCATCTGCCAAGCGATACGCCTCTCATTTGCTAAACGCTTAAGACTATTCTCTTCATTTAATAACTCTGTGAAACTGTCATTCCTAGAAGTAGCCCAGGCATAGCACTCTTGTAATACATCTTCACGCTCTACATATGAGCGAAATCTATTGGATACAGAGCGTGCAACACCTGGCGCTATATCTAATAAAGATGGATGCAGTTCAGTCATTAGGTAGTTCAGGCCATTTTTTATCAAACACCATAATTGCAATGGCAGAATAGTTAAGTAAATCTATGAAGGAATCTCTGAGGCTTTCGTTTGAGGGAGACACTTTGCTATCAAGGAGGTTATTGATTCTAGCCACCTTGTCCCACATTCGCACTCTAAGTCCGTTGAGTGCGCCACCTGGAGAATGAGCAATGTTTTTCGGGCCGTAATCGTTATGTTTGCGGATGAGCAGATTTCCTGCGGTGTCCAGTACTCTCCAAATATCTGCGACGAACTCATCATTTACTTTCGCGTAGGCATTGGTTGACAGGTTATCGTCCCAGCCTTGTAATCTATCGAGACTATTATCATCCCCATATCCATCAATAATCTTGCTGCCTCTTGGAGATCCTTTTTCTTGCTCACTCACGCTACTCCTCCTACTAGGTTGGCTGTTGCTTCTTTCCCATTGGCCAGGTAGAAGTCTGTTATGTCCATACCTGGGGGTAATTGTACGATTTGAGAGTTAATTAACTCGCTTGCGACACGCCTAGAGAACTCAGCTCCTGGGTTAGTGCCGTCTTCTTTCACATCATTATCACCAATAATATAAACTATGTCATAGCCGGAGAATAGTTTCTGATAGTAAGGCTTCCACGCAGCCACACCAGGAACTCCTACTGCTGGTATGTTCACAGCACTATCCATAATAATCGCATCAAACTCACCTTCACATATAACAATGCGGTTAGTCTGATGGGTGATAGCAGATACATTATAGAGATGGCTCTTCTGTCCAGTTGGCGCACCATACTTAGGCTTGTGGTCATCTAATCTACGAAACTTAAAACCTACACAGATATCTAAAGCTGTGAAGTATGGAATAGATAACCAACCTTCATAACCTTGATGACCTTCTATTGGATTAACGATGCTACCAATACGATAGTGCGCTGCAACCTGTTCAGATATTCCACGTCCTTCTAGGTAAGCCAGCGCCTCTGGCGTTATTGCCTCGGCGTAGTTGTACGCCGCCTCTTTCAGCGATTTCGATAGCGTATCTGAGAGCATCCTTAAACTCCATATTCTCTTTCTCCATTACAACGCTGACTGCGTTGCCTCCTTTGCCGCAAGTATGACAGTAATACAAGTTGTCATAAGTGTTTATCACTGCGCTTCTGCGTGTATCATCGTGGATACAGCAACGCACTGATGCACTCTTGCCTTCTTTTACCTCGCCTCCATAATGAGAAACGATGGCTGCTATGGGGACTGTGTTCGCATCTGTGGCGCCTTTGCGCCTTGCTTTACGAACCACCCTGGACCAGTCAGGTGCTGGCATCCGCAGTCTCCTTCGCATTTATCGTGGAACTCTTTAGCCAAATCAGTCTTGCCAATAGTGTTATGGTGTCCAGCCCAACAGCAACTACTGCAGATCATCTTTCTTTTCTTCTTTCTTCTCTTCCTTCTTCTCCGGCTGCGGAGTGTTCAGGATTTCCGTTGTTGTTATCTGTCCTTCTGGTACTGGCATTGTTAATCCATTCTTCTAGTGGTTGTACTACCCACGCTTGCTCTATTGCAGCGTGTCTTCTTTTGACTATGACGAAGGCCGGAGGCGGAAGGGTTAGGCCTCTAGCCTTCGCATAGTTGGCTGCCTCAGTCTGGGCTTCATCCCAGAACTGTGGAAGATTTACTGACTTACGATTCTTACATTCCAAAATGTAGGTCTGACCTGCGATTATGCAGACAATATCCCCTTCGTCAGATGCTCCAGCTTTAGCAAGGCGCTCTGCAAAGTGTCCAAGTTTGCGTAAGTATTTCATTACATCAGTCTCAAACTTAGTTCCCTTGGCCTTGTTGTAACTACTCATCGTTTGCCTCATAGTTAGAGTAAGAATTGTAATAACTTGGTTGATAAGTTTTAGGATCACTTATCTGACAAGATGCAAAATCTACAGTTAAAGTAACCATATCCTTTCCATCTGCTGTGTGTGGTCCAAAGCGATTCTTTACCGGAGCAACGCGAAGACCTTTATTCCAAGGGTCAAATGCCATAGTAAGAATAAGACTAGGTAGTTGACTGACCTTGCCGTGAATTGCTCGCCTTGGTGGTGGCTCATCGCTTCTACCATATTCGCTCTGCTCTGATACGTGATGAAGTACAAGCACACAGGCTCCAGTCTTTCTAGCCATATCGTGCAACTCCATCATTATTTGCCGCAGTCCACCCCATTCATTATCGGTTTCAGCAGCAACATTCATAAGATTATCTATGATGATTAGTTCAGGAGCTATGCCATACAGTTCTATGTATGCCTTTATCTCCATCTCAATATCATCTAGTGAAGGTGAAGAATCAAATACGAACTCTATGTAATTCATAGCAGCCATATCATCTTCATAGTAGTCACGATCTGAATTGAGAAGTCTTTCAACTGTCTCTTGAGAGTGACCTGATAGGTGAGATGCAGAGCGTATCTTTACGGTAGTTGCATCTGTATCTGCTGAGAAGAACAGTGTCGGTACCTTGGCTTTAATTGCATAGATAAGTGCGAACATTGACTTACCAGCATTTGGTGCAGCGGCAACCATACACACTTGACCACGCCGGAATTTAATCTTCTTCTTATCTAATTCATTCCATACCGTAGGCAAAGGTTGGGCAGTAGTTTGAGTACCGGCCCAAGCCCTTCCTAGTCTAAGCACTCTGTTCTCCTCGCAGAATGATATTTAATTTCTTACGTACACGTCTCCTGTCAAAAGAGGATAGTCCTCCCCAGATTCCGTGCTTCTCATATTTGATGCCCCATTCGGCGCATTCTGTACGGTGGATACACTGCTGACATATTGACTTTGCAAAAGCGATATGGTGCAGACTTGCACTGTCCTGGTCTTCTCTATCGGGGAACCAGAAGTTTCCACCAACTTGAGCACATAGCGGAGCCTCGTAGTCACTCGGCTTCCGCATTGAGTCATCTGACCCAGATAGTGGCGCACTTATCTGTAGCACCTTTAGGTGCTGCACACATCCAGCCCTTCCAAGGGCCTTTTGCGCCTACTCCTTCTCTAAGACTCATCGCTCCGTGTTTGCATACATTCCCCGCTTGCGACGCGGAGGACGCAACTTGCGGCGCTTGCCCTGATACAGCTCTGAGGCCACCAGTTGAAACGGCTTGAGCATTTCCAACGCCACCAAATGACTGACTAACGCTTGTGATGAGCGCTGAAAAGTCTTGCGCTGCAGTTAGCAACGCTTCTAGTTCCTCCTTGCTACTAGCATAGAGGTTAATTAAAGTTCCATCTGGTGATTTGAAATTCACCTGGAACTTGGTTGTTTCCGGTGCAGCCATTATATCTCCTTATTCTGAATGGAAAGCCTTACGCTTTCCTTGCCTTGTTTGGTAGGTACAAAGCCAAGTAGTTTTTCTACCTCAGCTTTATCTACCGTGTTACTTTGGACTGTAGACCATTTGATCTCAAATCCGGTTTTGGTAACTCCAGTTATACCAAGCAGTCTATCTCTAACCTCTGACTGCTTTGACTCTAATACTTTAATCTCATCTGCTAGTTGTAGATAGTGCAGCGCATCGCTATCTGCTTGAGCATTATCTATCTGCGGTAATTCAGTTTTTATACGTTCTTTTTTTAGACCAACGCATCCCATCTCACCAGAGGCGTCAAAGTATTTGCAATAAAACTTACAATAACTCTCGTCCCTTTCAGGTTCGGGAGCCGTGTCCGATGTCTTAATTGCTTCTAACCAGTTGAGCGCCTCTAGTGCGACAGCCTCGTCGTATGGTTCTGAGTGCACGTGTATATCTCGCTCATCACCATCACGAGGTATGGCTACTAGGTTCACAGTCTGAACCTTCCCCAATCCAGACTTGCTAATTAGGTAGCCATAAACTTGTACCTGCCAACGCTGCTGCGTTGATGGGAAGTAGTTTAGGTTCTTAGTCTTAACTGTCTTCCAGTCAATTACATCACCAGTCTCTGGTATGTAGCAGTCAACGTGGGCTTTCATACCATTGTATTCAACGGTACTTTCAAGCATTATTGATTTGTTATCAGCGAGACTCGACTCGATGGCCGAATGTATTGCCGTGCCCATTATGGCAGCGAGCTTTAGTTCAGCGTCGTTCGTTTCGGGCTGATTATTAAGACGATACCAAACCTTACGGCGGCATCCTCCTAATTCTGATGGCCCTATCTGTGTCTGTGTAGAGCGACCGCGCTTATTTTCTTTATCGTGTAGCGCCTTTACAAGTAATTCTTTTATATCCATTTGACCCACCTAGTGATGGTTATATTAAAAAATAAGAAACCAATTATACACACTCTTGCTAGTAAAGTTGATTCACCAGCATCATAGATATGATAATAGTCAAGTCCTAATGACCAACTATTAAGATGATGTCCGTTGATATGGATAGTAGTCTTACCAAAATCTTTATACATAACCCTTCCTTTCTTGAGTAACCAACTGTACCGGAGGATGGGTATTAACATCAAGGATAGTTGCTATCTTAAGCGCACGATGGGCGTGTCGTTCTATGTTAGAAACTGTAATGCTATCCAGGCTATAAAGATAACCAAGAGCGAAAGCACCACCCGACCCAATAGCGTAGAGTCCTTCATCCGACTGGATGAACGAGAGGTCGCACGCAATATGGAAGAGGTTGCCAGCAAACGAAACAAGGTAGTCGAATCCTGAGTCTTTTTCTTTCGTAGCTTCATATGGATCATATCCGTTCTCTTTGAATGCCGTGACTATGGAAGGCATAATCTTCTTACCCATCCACGCAATAGGGTCGGCTCCTTTATAGGTAGGTGGTTTCCAGTTGTAGGCAAGGATATCTCCTGGGCGTGAATCACCTGTTATACCTAGTAGGTATTGACCGACCGAGATTATTTTTGGAGTGGATGTACTAATAGTCCTTAAGTTATCTTCGGTGATTTGAGAATCAGCCGCAAGTAAACTCATAGTGGGAAGCTGAATACCTACGAGTGTTGTCATAGTTGGTGGAGATTACACCTTTACTACGGCGTGTCGCGTAGGCGACACTCGGATAATTTGTACAATATGAGCCGAAGGCGAATAACAGATACAGAGGCGGCGCTGAAAGCGCCGAGGCGACCGACCACAGGAGGGAGCCGTCCTGAGCAATGTGGTTCCGTCTACTCACCCTGCTAAAAAAACAGAGCCTACCACCAATACAAGCATCTGACCTTCGTTTAGTTGGACCAACCCACCAATGTGTCTGCGGTTGTACTGTCTTTAATACCTATGTTCAGTTTGAAGATTATGATATCTGTTGGTACGCATTAGATGTTCAGTGTGCTAACTGTGGCAATTTACTTAAAGCTCCTTGCCCAGTAGATAAACCAATTTAATTTTAGGCAACAAAAAATAGGCCCCCATTCCGTTAGGAACAGGGGCCGTTTGCCTCGCAGTCGATAAGAAACTACTTCTTTAGACCAAACTCCTTAGCGCTTGGATCTAACCACTTTAATACTGGACCAAGGAAACCAACCAGCGCTGCTGTGCTTAGATTCTTAGGGTCAGTCTCGCCTGCAAGGTATAGCGCTACCGCAGCAGATGCTGCAGCACGAAACCAAGACAGTGCCATTGCTTTGAACTTCTTGTCCATTATGCCTCCTTATGGCTTGGGACATCCTTCTTCTTCGGCTTCTTTTGCAACGCAGCATAAGCAGTGCGTGCAGCATCAGCCGTATTCCATTTCGGCTTATCAGCCCAAGGAAACCAAGGACTTGTATCCTTAGCGTGTTCTTCCTTGATGGAAATATGCAGGTGTTTCACGTGTTTATTTGGTCCCTCGTAATCTCTAGTACCACGTTCTTTGGACCAGATAAGACTGTTAAAAATCAAATAGGAAACTCTTTTATCTTCTTGCAGTTTGCGAAATAAATCTCCACAGTCAACCCCATTATGTGGGTCGTGTGTTAAATCAGCAGCAAGACCTGTGTTGTGGTCTGAGTTTGGGTTCTGTTTCTGATGTGCCAACGAAGGCAATAATCCGTCTGATGCTTTCTTGCGCTTGGGCCACAATGTCGTTGCTTGTTTCAGAATAGCAATAGCAGCAGGCGTTGCTTTCTTTGCTAACGGTTTCAGATAGACCACCATCCTTGATATCTCGCATTAGGGTTTTCCTTTAGCCATTTACGTTTAAGTTTGTTTTGTAACTGCCAATCAAGTCTATGAGATGGCTTGCCACAGTAAGGACAAGGGTCTGCTCCCACCTCTTGGTAGACGTGGATGCAATAACTATCCTTCACTTGATAAGCGCTTGCTTTACTAAATCTGTTAAAAAATCTACCTTTTCTTCCAAGGAGTTAACCTTGTCTTTAATAGATGACCCACCATTAGGCTTTAGTTCTACTAGGTAATGCTTTACAAGCCACCTTACAAGGCCTACAAAGGCTGTTACAAGGGTTGTTACGGCTACGGCTACGCCAGCCCATTCAGTAGGGGTCATTTACGGCTCCTATACGGATCTAATAGTGACAAGCAAGATGCCGCCAAAGCCAGAGAATCTTTTATCGGTTGGCGTTCTATTGATGAAATTAAGTTCTTCAATAAGACCAATATAAGATTCACCGGTCCTGAAGTCCTCAACTCTTAT